CCGGGGCGAGAAGATCCGGCTGACGGCCGAAAGGGTGATCGGCAATGGCTAACGTCAGCATCGACAACCTCGCCGCCGAGATCACGCTGGCCGTGAAGGAATATACCGAAGACGTATCGGCAGCCATCGAGCGCGAGGCCGACGAGTCCTCGAATCGCCTCGTCAAAGAGATTCGCGCACGCTCGCCTCGCCGGACTGGCGAGTATGCGAAAGGTTGGGCCCGGAAAAAGCAGGGTAGGGACGGCGAGATCCGCTATGTCGTCTACAACCGCAAGAAACCGTGGCTCGCTCATCTGCTCGAGTTTGGCCACGCGAAACGCGGCGGCGGGCGCGTCGCAGAACGCCCGCACATCCGTCCGACCGCTGACAAAGAAATCGAGGCGTTCCAGCAGCGGGTGCGCGCGATCATCCGGAACGGAGGCTGATGCGGCATGACGCTGGCCGAGCTGAATCAAGCGTTGAAGGCGATCGGGTATCCGGTCGCCTATTCGCATTTTGAGGATACGCCGCAGAATCCGGCACCGAAGCCGCCGTTTATCGTGTACCGGGAGGCGTACAGCAGCGACCTGATGGCGGACAACCGGAACTACGTCGACATCCCGGTCATCCAAATCGAGCTGTACACGGACAAGAAGGACCTGGCGGCGGAGGCGGCCGTCCAAAACAAGCTCAAGGGGCTCGGGCTGCCGTACAGCAAAACCGAGATGTACATCGAAGACGAGCGGCTGTTTCAGGTCATATATGAAATTCAATTGATTGGGGGATGAACGATGAGCCAGAACAAAGTGACGTTCGGGCTGGAGAAGGTGCACATCGCCTTTTTCGACGACTCGAACCCGAGCCAGCCCGCGTGGGAGACGCCAATCCCTATTCCGGGCGCGGTGCGGTTCACGCCGACGGCCGTCGGCGAATCGACGAACTTTTACGCGGACAACACGCTGTACTTTTCGTACACCGCGAACAACGGCTACACGGCGGAACTGGAGATGGCGAACGTGCCGGACGCTGTGATTGCGGAGATGCTCGGCTGGGAGATCGACGAGAACGGCGCGCTGATCGAGGTCTCGGACGCAATCCCGAAACACTTTGCCCTGATGGGTCAAATTCAGGGGGACAAGCGTAACCGCCGGTTCGTGTACTATGACTGCGTCGCGTCTCGCCCGGCGAAGGAAAGGCAGACGAAGGCGGAGTCGATCACGCCGAACACGGACGTGCTCAACCTGACCATTTCGCCCATCGAGATCGACGGCAAGATGATCGTCCGCGGTGAAATGGAGCTGAGCGACACCAACGGGGCCGCCTACAATGCCTTCTTCTCGTCCGTGTACACGCCGACGTTCACGCCGGAGGTGTAATATGCGCGAAATCACGATCGGCGAAAAGACGCTGAGGCTCAGGGGTTCCGCCCTGAGCCTTCTTCACTATCAGCAGGAGTTCGGCCGGGACCTGCTCGGCGACATGGTCGCCATGATGACGGGTCTGGCAGGTTTTCAGGCACTCGCAAACGGCGGAAAGGTCGATCCGTCCAAACTCGACCTGAGCAAGCTGGACTCGGTGGCGATCCTTCGGCTGGTGTGGACGCTGGCACGGACGGCCGCCGGCGTTGGCGGGCAGTTCCCGTCGTTCACCCGCTGGCTCGAAGAGCAAGAGGACATCGACATTTTTGACCCCGATCTTCTGGCCGCGGCGATGGAAGAAGCGACAAAAATCTTTTTTCGTCGAAAGCCGTCCGTGGCACCGGCGGCCAAAGGGTGATGCGCCCAACCGGTGCGATCGGACAGACATCAACATCATCGCATTGGCGCGGCGGATCGGGCTCACGATGCAAGAGCTCGACCTGCTGACCATGCAGGACTTTTTTGATCTGGTTTATGCTTATATGGGTGACGATCCTGACGTTCCGCGTGAGGCGACGCAGGAAGACATTGACGCATTTTACCGGGGGTGAGGGTGACGTGACTGAGCAGTGGAAAGATGTTCCGGGGTATGAGGGGATTTATCAAGTGTCGAACCTCGGCAGGGTGAGAAGTGTTGACCGTGTGATCATCGACCGGAACGGGCGTCCGATGCGTTACAAGGGCGTTATTCTCACCCCTCAGTTCAATGAATTCGGTTATCTGAAAGTGGTATTGCGAAAAGACGGGAGAAGCAAAAATTTCAAAGTGCATCAACTGGTGGCGATGGCCTTTATTGAAAATCCGAATGGCCTGCCTTGCATCAATCATATAGACGGCAACAAACAGAACAACAAGGTAACCAACCTGGAATGGTGTACTTTTGGCGGTAACAATAAGCACGCCTATCTTATCGGCCTCAAAATCCCATATGAAAGGGACGGAGAAAAAAATCCGAAAGCCAAATTCACGGATGAAGAAGCCGAAATAATCAGATCGTTGCACAAATACAACGGCGGCCCTTTCGGGACTATGTATTTGGCGCGGAAGTACGGAGTCCATAAAGACACCATAACCAACTTGATTCGCATGAAAACATACGTCAAGGATGGTGTCGGCTGATGGCAGAGAGCATCCGTGGAATTAATGTTGTTATCGGCGCAGACACAACGGGGCTGTCGAAAGCCCTCAGCGACGTAAACAAACGGTCTCGAGACATCCAATCCGAACTCAAGCAGGTCGAGCGGCTTCTGAAGCTTGACCCATCAAATACACAGTTGCTGGCGCAAAAGCAGCAGCTGCTTTCGCAAGCAGTAGAGAACACGAGGCAAAAGCTCGATCGGCTGCGTGCTGTGCAGGAACAGGTCAATGAGCAGTTTGCCCGGGGCGAAATCAGCGAGGGGCAATATCGGGCGTTCCAGCGCGAGGTCGTCAAGACCGAACAGGAGCTGCAGAAGCTTGAAAAACAGCTCTCCGAAGTGACCGTAGAGGTCAAGGATCAAGGCGAGCAAGTATCGAAGCTCGGCAAGGACTATCAAGAGTCGTTTGATCGGGCCAAGCAGTCGATGGGTAACGCCTATGATCAAGCGAAGAGACTCGGCGCAGCTGTTACAGCCGCAGGCGCTGCGATCGGCGCCGGACTTGGGGTGGCCGTCGCTAAAGCTGCCGACTTCGAGCAGGCGATGGCGAACGTATTCAGTGTTATGGCGCCGGATGAAGTCAAGCAATTCAGCGATGAACTGGAGAATCTCGCGCTGGTCATGGGTGCTGACACGAAATACAGCGCGACCGAAGCCGCCCGTGGGATTGAGGAGCTCATCAAAGCCGGTGTCAGTGTTCAGGATGTCCTTGAGGGCGGATTGGCCGGTGCGCTAACGCTCGCCACGGCTGGCGAACTGGAATTGGCGGATGCTGCAGAAATTGCGTCTACGGTTTTGAATGCGTTTCGTGATGATGCGATTTCCGTCCAAGAGGCAGCGGACATCCTTGCCGGCGCCGCCAATGCTTCCGCGACCAGCGTGCAAGAAATGCGTTACGGTCTTGCACAGGTATCGTCGGTTGCTTCGGCCGTCGGGCTCTCGTTCGAGGATACGGCGACGGCGTTGGCTGTGTTTGCGCAGAACGGATTGAAAGGTTCGGATGCCGGCACATCACTCAAAACGATGCTGATGCGTCTGCAGCCGGATACAAAGGAAGCGAAAGGCGCTTTTGAAGATTTAGGGCTATTTGTATACGATACCCAGAAAGCGTTTGATTGGCTTGCGCAAAAAGGTATCACACCCGCAAGCACATCCCTGAACGACATTCGCAAGGCTATTGGAGACTATATCGAGAAGTCCGGCGTTGCTGAGCGTGGAACCGCGGCGTTTTCGAAAGCATTCGATGAGATCGAAGAAAGTATCGGCTATGTCCGCTCCGCCTTTGTCGATGCAAACGGTCAATTTGTCGATTTGGCGACGATGGCTGACACGTTGCGCAAAAGTATGGAAAATTTGACTGATGCGCAGCGCTTGCAATACTTGCAAACAATTTTCGGTTCCGACGCCATCCGTGCAGCGAACATCCTTTTCAAAGAAGGCGCTGAGGGCGTCACTGCAATGGCCGATGCTATGAGCAAAATATCGGCCGAAGACGTGGCCGCGCAAAAGATGGACACGTTTAAAGGTGCCATCGAAGAGCTGAACGGCGCGCTGGAAACGGCGCAAATCTCGATCGGTTCGGCTTTGATCCCGGTGCTGCGAATGTTGACCGGAATCGTTCAGGCGGTCGTTGACGGTTTCAACACCCTCCCTCCCGGAGTCCAGTCCGCTGTCGCGGTGATCGGTGCTCTGGTTGCAGCGCTCGCGCTCGTAACCGGTCCGATGCTTTTGCTGGTCGGCTTCTTGCCGCAGATTGCTGCGGGGTTTGCAATGCTGACGCCGATTCTCTCATCGGTGGGGGCGGCATTTACGGCGATGACTGGCCCTGTAGGTATTGCCATTGCGGCTATTGCAGCGGGAGCAGCGCTCATTATTGCGAACTGGGAACCGATTAAAGGGTTTTTCACAAAGTTGTGGGGTGACATATCATCCTACCTATCGGGCGTCTGGCGCAACATCTCGGACGGTATGACTAAAGCCTGGAACGCGCTGTTGGACAGGATCCGCCCGATCCTTGAGGGATACAAGACGTTTTTCTCGGGT